TTCCCTCCGTTAGAGGCCGCGGTGGTGTACTATTAAGCGTGTGGTCAATAGTGAACACTTTCAATGCTCGGCGTTGAGCGGCCCGCGTTGAATACTCCGGCCTGGCCGGAAGACCAACGGCTCGCCTTGCCGGAGTATTCCCTAAGATGAGTCGAGAGATTTGCGTCCTATCCGTAGAAGAGGCCGCGCGGTTCGAGAATTGGTCAGTGTGGCCGTCTTGTCGTAAATGCCACCATCATATAAAAGCCAGTGAAGCTGCGGAGATGATCGCCGCGGAGACACACCGCTACGTAGGCGGCGCTGATACGATGATGAAGGATGCCGGCAAGGTTAGCATGATTGTGCCTATAGTCGTTGGGCGGATGTGGCAGCCAGTACCCGCTGGAAGCAGTGATGGCTCTAGGTTGATGGGTATGCGGACGTGGGGATTAGCACGAAGTAGTTAATTCGGAGTATGGCGCAGTCTGGTAGCGCACTCGGCCTGGGACCGAGACGTCGGTGGTTCAAATCCATCTACTCCGACCAAGTTTATAAGAGGCACCTCCATTAACTTGGCGGTGCCTTTTCATTTGTGTTCAGGGAACGGCGAGAAGAGCGCGACCCAGGCGATTTGAGAATCGTCAATTATAATTATCGCGTCGGGCCGTCATGGCGGTACGAGGCAAGACCGCTACTGCATCACAAAGGAGAACATCAACATGGCCACCGTGAAGCGAGGCGCGCCGACGCCAGCTGAGCGGAAGCGCCAGAGTATAAGTATAGTAAAGGCCGCCCCCATTGAAGGGCGGAAGCGCAACGGTGAACTTACCCGTAAGGCGAAGCGTGTAATCAATAAGGCTACATATCGTAAAGCTCAGCTTGAAGAGTTTGATGCACATAAAGCAAAGAAGCCAGTGCTGCAGAAGACAAAGGGCGGCAAGGGCGCTATTGTAATTCACGGCGCTACGCCAAAGCCCGTTGCGTACGACCCCGAGATTGGTAAGAAGATTTGCATTATGTTTGCGACAGATCCTACTATGGATTTGCTGCGGTTGAATGCAGATCCAACGTTACCGACGGTTTGGAGCTTCTATGAGTGGCTCCACGATCACCCTGAGTTTGACAAAGCTTACGCTCGCGCGCGGTCTTTATGGTGTGACATCAGAGCTGCTCAAATAGTTCACGCCAGTCAGCTGCCTTTGATTGGCACTATCACTGTGAAGCGTACAGGTGGCCGCGACGGTGACACTACTGAGACCCGAGAGTTTGATAACGTCGATCGTGCACGCCTCGCGGTAGAAACACAGAAGTGGTTGCTGGCGCGTGAGTCGCCCAAGAAGTACGGCGTGCAGCCGGTAGACCCTGATAGTGGTAATGATGCGCTCCAAGAGCTTCCATTCGCGGACCGTAGTTCAACCCAGGAGATTGAGAATGCCTCCTAGGTTGAACTACGGTCCGCGTATGGAACGCTTTGCGATGCGCCCGCCGGAGCTGGATGCCAAGATCAACGGTCTTGTGGGTTCAGTTAGGTCCGGAAAAACTTGGGGCCTTCATAGCAAGATTATGTATTTGTGTGACTATCCGGTGCAAGGGCGCAGGCTTATCACCGGCGTCAGTAAGTCTAGTATCAAAACGAATGTGCTTACTGACCTCTTCGATCTTGTCGGTAAAAACTCATACCACTACAACAGTCAGTCTGGGGAACTGCGGCTCTTTAATACTGATTGGTTAGTCTACGGTGCGAAGGACGAAGGCTCTGAGAAGTACCTACGCGGTGCTACGATCGGCGCAGCGGTATGCGACGAAGCTGTGCTCATGCCGCAATCATATTGGCAAATGCTTTTAACCAGGCTCTCACCGCCCGGTGCGCGGCTGTACTTCAGCACTAATGCTGACTCCCCGTTCCACTGGTTGAAGACTGATTACCTAGACAACGTCAAACTGCGCGATGGCAAAATTCTGTGGTGGGACACCTACACCATGGAGGACAACCCAAATTTAGACCCGTCATATGTTGCTGATCAAAAGAAACTCTATACTGGAGTTTTTTATGACCGTATGATTTTGGGCGAGTGGAAAATGGCGTCTGGTGCGGTCTACGCCGGAGCGTGGAACGATGGCACCTTATATGATGACCGCACGCGGCCGCCATCGTTGTATAGCGCAGGTGGTGGTACTGGTTACACGGGGCACCTTATAGGTGTGGATTACGGAACGACCAACCCTACCGTTTTCTTAGACGGAATTGATGACAACCGTACCGTTTGGATTGACAATGAGTATTACTGGGATTCCATCAAGGAGATGCGGCAGAAAACGGATTCTGAACTGGCTGATGACCTCGAGCAGTTCATCAAGGAATCTAATTGCCCCGCCGAACCAAAGATAATCGTCGATCCTTCGGCCGCTAGCTTTCGCGCTGAGTTGGTGCGCAGAGGTATGTGGGTGGGTGATTGTGACAATGACGTCATGACTTACGGCATTCGCCGTGTGGCCTCTGTGCTGGCGCAGAAGAAGCTGCGGTTCCACCGTGTCCGGTGTCCGCACTCGCCTGTTGAGTTTCAAAGCTACGCATGGGATAAGAAGAAAAGTGAGAATGGCACTGAGCAAGTTGTCAAGAAGCGTGATCACTGTCCCGACGCCGGACGTTACATTGTCAATGATGTGTTTGCGCAGGAGTGGAGGCTGTCGGCATGAAAAGTTATCGTGTCGGTAATGTTTACAGCGTAACTAACAAACTGAATGGTAAGCGCTACGTTGGGTGGACAATCGTCGCTGTCGAAAAGCGATTTGCGCGACATCTCTATGATGCTGCGCATGGTAGTGACGTTTACTTTCATCGCGCATTACGCAAATGGGGCGCGGCAAATTTTGTCATAGAAACACTGCATCAATGTACTGAGCCTTTATTGCGCGAAGCTGAGCGGTGCTTTATTAAGCAGCTAAATACAATTACGCCGCATGGCTACAACCTTACACTCGGTGGCGATGGCGGCGGTTATGGGCATCGTAGTTACAAAGAACGCAAAGCCATCGGCGCGAAGATTGGTGCGGCTAATAAGGGCAAAGTTGCCGCTAAGAAAATTGCGTACTATGCTACGCCTGAAGGTGCAGCGTGCAAAGCTCGTATAGCAGCGAAGTTGTCCGGCCGTAAGCTTAGCAAGCGTGAATGCGCTAATCATTCAACCGGACTTCGTATTCGTTACGCGAGTGAAGCCGAGCACGTAAAGACGCGTGAAGCATCGATGCGCCACTATGCTAGTCTAGCTGGTGTGGTAACACGGCGCAAACAATCAGAGGCTGGCAAACGTCGTGCAGCTAGCGGGCGTTACTTCTCTGATAAAACGCTCACAGTGCTTAGCGCTAAAGCCAGTGCGCAGCATAAACGCATGGGCCATGTACTTCATGCGTAGCTGACGTGGGATGCCACTGCAGCAAAGGCTGGTAAAGAGCAGCCGTTTAAGGTTGAGGACGATGATTGCGACGCTTTGCGCTATGGAGTGCATGAAAAGATTCCCGCGTGGCGGATGTTGCGAGGGTGAGTGGTGGCTAGGTATAATCGAGCTGATAAAGACTCAGCTGTTAAAGCCGCGCTTAGCAGCGCACAGAACAGCGGAGCACGTCGATATGTAGTACCTACGGCGAATGGCTGGAGCGTAGAGAAGCGCGATCCTGGTGCAACTATCACGCGGATCATCTGTCGCTCAGATGGAAGTTCAGAGCTAGTACGCACTATATTGGGTGCGCCGTCTAACGTAGACTTGGATCGGCTAATCGGCAAAGCCACCGACGCCCAAGTTGACACGGACGCCGCTGAGCTTGCCAACGCGTACAAGACGCAAAGCGAAGCGGCGGCGCGTAGGTTGTGGGCTGAGAAGATTAAAGGTCTGAACTACGGCCAGCAGATCATTCTGCAGGACAAGATGGCAAAGCTTATCAAGTCCAAAGCCCACGACTCCCTCTCTTTCAACACTCTCTTCTGGGCCGGCATTATTGCCGCCCTCATTGCTAAGCACTACGGCCCAAAAGAAACCGTGGGGATGGGCAGTTACGATCTGCGCACTTATCAACCGGAACGTAAAACTTGGTAAGGAGATAGCACGCATGTTCTTGTTCGAGTGGTTCAAGCTTCGCCGTAAACGCAAGGCGGCGAAGAAGCTGGAGACGGCGTTGAACGCAGTTTCATGCTGCAGGGTCCACGTGGCGCTTGACGGCGTCGTCACGGTAGTTCACTAGAAGTCTTTTGCAAGGAGACTGAATGAGTTTTGCTGAGTTTGTAATTGACGGTCCGCTGTGGGCAGCCAGTCGTAAATGCGGTGGTCATAGTTTAGGCCGCTTGAAATTGATGTGGGCGCAGATTGTCGCTCACGATGATCATTGGCAGCCGCACGAGTTGGCTCGTACTGTGTTTCACTGGCGTGGACTGACGGTTGGCGTAACGCTGACTGGTGTGGTGAAGTTCATCGAAGTAACTGCCGGCTACCATCGCCTCGCCGTTGTGTGGTTCGACAAAGGCTGTAAGACTAAAGAGTTCGCAGTTACCGAGCGCTTGCAGCGGCGCTACGACAATGCGCATAACCGCCGTCGTAAGATTGATGAAGACTGGGTTGATGGTGTGTATGGCTTGCAGATACCCTACAACCGAGCCTTTCCACTAGGAAAGCGCCAAGACGGTTTGTTGGATGGACCCGATGATGTACTGGGAGGTCTCTGATGGGTACTACGACTTTAGCCCTCCCGAACTGCGAGGAGCTTCCCATCCCCATAACACTGGATTGGTTCGAGCTCTCCACCATGGCAACGGAGCACACCAGTCCGGATGGGTTCAATCAGAAGCTGCTTGAGAAGCTCAAGGCAGCAGGTGGACCAGTCGAGGGGATTATCAACTTGCGCTTATCGCACGGCAAACTCGCGCGAGTGAAGCCAGACCTGCGAGACCAGCGTTTAGGTTGCTTCCGTTACTTATGGTTGCCTGATGAACACGCTGCGATAGTGATGGCAGCGACAAAGCAAGACCAGGCGATGAGCGCGTGGCGTAATCGGCGCGAAGCTGGAACGATTCAGTAGTTAAGTTTATGGAGGTAACTCCTCATCATGCCTCCACCTAAGTTCACCCTCCCCCAGCGCATCCAAAGGGAATATGCCGCCGGCATTCGCCAAATAACAGGGCGCGTCCTCACCCCGCAGCGTAAAGACCAAACTCTTCAGCAATGGCTTGAAGAACTCGCCGCTCGTAGCAAGGCCCAAGATATCCAGGATGCATCAGCTACCCTTGCGCAGCGCATGGTCAGTTGGTGCCATGTTTCGAACATGAAAACCTGGCGCGCTGCCGCGGCGAAGTCTACGAACGCCCGCAAACTCTATACCCTGCTTCAAAAGGAACTCACAGGCACTGCTACCGGCGCGCGCATCGCTGCTATCATCCGTGAGAATGCCGCTTATATCAGTTCGCTTCCGCTCGAAGCCGCGCAGACCCTAGTCGATGAGGTAAGCAAAGCACAGCAGAACGGCGCGCGGCCTGGCACAGTGACGAAAATGATGCGGGCGCGGTTCCCGGAATTGCTTCGTTCACGAGTGCAGCTTATCTCGCGGACGGAGACTTCAAAGGCGTCGCTTGCCTTAACGCAGGCGAGGTGCGCTGACATCGGCATCAACTTTGCAGAGTGGATGACAAGTGAGGATGCACGGGTTCGCCCTAGCCACAAAGCGATGGACAAGATAATCTTCGCACTTGATGACTTGCCTGACCCCGAGGTTCTGCATGGTGAACCGTCGCATGGCCACTACGGCCCAGGCGGCATCTTCAACTGCCGTTGTACCATCGCTCCGCTGCTTTCAATCGACGACGTAACCTGGCCTCGCAAAGTGTATCGCCATGGTACTCTGCAGCAAATGAATAAGCAACAATTCATCACCGCATTCAATTTACAGAGCGCGGCTTGACAACTTCAACGCACCAAGAACCACAGGAGACGCAGCACATGAAGAAGTATTTCGTAGCTCTCTTGGCAGCTGTCCTCGGCCTCTTCACGGCGCTGCCCGCTTCCACTCAAACACCTTCCATCACTAATGTCGGATATGGCGGCATTACGTTGATCACAGGCGCGCCCGCTACAGCCACGGTCACTAGTTCGGCTATCAGGTTGACAACGTTCAGCGGTATCGGTACTTTGAATATCACTGAGACTGGCATTACCGGATCGCCGAATGCCTGCACTTTGAATCTTTATTATGTGCAGAACAACGTGGTCAATTCTAGCACTATATTGGCAGTTAGCACGGCTTTTACGCCATCGACAGGTATTCAGCAATTCAGCATTACGCCAACTGTTGCTGAGGGTGATCAGTATGTAGCAACGTACGCCTGTACTACATACCCAACCGCTGGTACTATCAATGTAACATTCAGTCCAGCGCTCATCGTCGTTACGCACACAATCGGCGGTGATCCATGCGTGAACCCTAATGTGGTGAAGTCGTCTGTCGTTATCAGTACGAGCGGCGCCGGTACAACGCAGCTTGTTGCAGTGTCAGCTGGCAAGGCTATCTACGTTTGCAATGTCGCCATGGGCATCTCCGCCACTACTGCTACCGCGGCGTTTGAATCGGGCGGCAGCACTACCTGCACGTCGCCAACCGCTTTGACAGGCACTATCGTGCCTACTGCGGGCATGTGGCTTACGATGGGGTGGGGCGGAACTACATTTACTGCGCCGGCTGGCTCAGGGCTTTGCCTTGTCAACGGCGGCGCTGGTACGCAGATCGGCGTCCTAACTTACGTCCAGCAATGATTAAGCGCTTGACCCACACGGCGGGCGTAACACGGCCTAGCGGCACGGTCGCGCCCGCACGATGGCGCCTCATTGTTAGTAAAAACGACATCCTTGTCATCAACGGTATGGAACTTGATGCTGCCATCTTGCGTGAGATCGTTTCGCCTAGCAAGCGCGTGCTCTGGGCCTTCGTCAAGCAGGGCGGCGATATCAAACCGCGGTGCTATAGTGAAGATGAAGTCATCTGGCTTACCTCTGATGAAGTGAATCTGGGCACGGAGGTCTGAGTATGTACTTTCTGCTTGCGCTTGTACTGAGCGTGTCAGTTCATGCTCCTCCTACATCAGCCGCGCCCCGGCTCGTTCAGTCGGGTGTTACGGCGCCGCTCAGCATGCCCACTAGTCTTACTTTGTACAAACCGACGGGTGAACAGGTTGCCGTTTGTACAAAGTTGAGTTTCACTGGAACAGAGCCGACACTTAGTAAGTGCGAAATTGAAAAGGGCTTTACGCTTGACGACGTGATGAACGCGCGGCTTGATGCGTACGCCGCGAAAACTGAGTTGGAAGCGCCTGATAAGTAGTCCATAGTGATACGAATACTTAATGCGCGGTATTTGTAGCATTCGACTTGACAGCGCGCGACCTACTTACGCAGGAGAATACGCAAATGGCATTGATTACGTTTAGAAATTCGAAAATCGTTTATTACGGGCCGCACACTTGTGAGAATTGCGGCGAACTTATTGTCAAGATGGGAACTGAGTGGGGCGGGACGGCGTTCAACAATCCAGTCGGACCTATTTACCCCAATACAGAATGGTACCCACACGTCTGTGACCCCAAACTAGTACTGGCGCGTAAAAGTTTTTCAGCTAGTTCGCGTGTAACTGAGGACTTTCCACTGGCTAATGCCGTTATGCTTGGTCATGTAGGTTTTGTGGTGCTAGGCGAACGATTGCGATCTGATGTGGAAGGCGGTAGTTACCTCGTTATTAGTGCAAACTCTACTTTCGCCGCCACTGAAGATGGCGCGTGGCTGAGCGCGCTGGAACGATTGCAAAATGGCTGGCCAACCTGGCACATCGATCTGAGTAAGTTCGGTGTACACAGCCGCCTGACCGATGATTTGCAGCGATTGCCGGAGTGCGTCAGTAGTACACCTGCGACAGCATCATTCACAGTTTCAGTCTAAGTCGACCACATACACCTAACAAGGGAAAGGAGGGCCGCTGAGTTATGCCATCTAGCAAAAACAAAGCGGCCCGCTCCGCTCTTGACACATTGTTCGACGCCCGCACAGCGCCCGTTGGCGCACAGTATTCAAAGCGCAGTAAGATCACTAAGCAAGAAGATCATCTTGGTTTGATAGGACCCACTACCTCCAACTTGGCCCATGCCATCGACGTCTTCAGCAACCCAGCGGCACGCACGGGTTATGGCACTTCCAGCCTTGAGAACTATGCTGAATACCCGCTAATGCGGTTCTCGCTTAATTTTTGGGCTATCATCTCCTTCTTCGAGTCGTCCTGGATCGCCCGCCGCATCGTCTGCGCGCCCGCTGAGGATATCGTCAAGACTTGGCCGAAGATCACTAGCGACATTGATCCTGAAGATCTTACGCGTATCGATCGCGCCGTTCGCCGCACCAACACGCGCAGTAAGGTTCGCGAGGCTATTGAGAAGGCGCGGTTGTTTGGCGGCGCAGGCGCGCTGATCGCTATCAAGAAGCAAGACAAAGAACTGGATCAACCCCTAGAACTTGACAGCGTGGGTATTCATGACTACGCAGGTCTTATCACCTTCGATCGCTGGAGTGGGATCTCACCAACGGGCGACGTTTGCGACGACCTCAATCGCCCATTGGACTTTGGTCATTCAGAATTCTACGAAGTTAAGGTCAAAGGCGGCGACAGCTTCAAAGTGCACAACAGCCGCATCCTTCGTTTTAGCGGCCCGCGAATGCCGGAGCCGGAGAACTCAGCTTATCAGGATTGGGGCATCAGCGTCCTAGCTCCAGTGATTCAAACCATTCAAGGTTATGACACGCTGACGTCGAACGCATTGTCGCTTTCCTTCAGAGCTAACATTCTTGGGATGAAGGCGCCAGACCTTGCCGGCATGATGTCCGGTCTCAGTATGAACCAAGCAGCGGCGCAGAAGTTCGAGCAGCGCATGCAGCGGTTCAATGAGATGCTGTCGAATCAAAGCCTCGCGCTGCTCGAGAAGGACGGTGAGCTGAGCCAAACGCAGTATAGCTTCGCCGGCTTGTCGGACATGATGCAGATGTGGCAGTTGGCTATTAGCGGTGCCGCCAAGATGCCGGTCACTCGGTTGTGGGGCCGTACTTACAGCGGGCTCGGACAGGCCGGTGACGGTGACGAGAAGATTTACGAAGAGACCATCTCCACTGAGTCCGACGTTACATTGCGGCCAGCTTTGGAAAAGCTGTACCCGGTCCTGTGTATGAGCGAGTTGGGAGAAGTGCCGGACGACCTTGACCTACTGTTCCCCTCCATCCGCGTGCTGGATGACAAAGAGAAGGCTGAGCTGGCTAAGACCGTAGTAGATACCGCCGTAGTGGCGTTGAATGCAGGCGGCATCAGCCTGCGCACATTCGCCAAGGAACTGAAGCAGTCCAGCACCCGCACCGAGATCTTCACCAACATCACTGACGAGGACATCGAGAAGCTTAGTGACAAGGTCCAAGCCGAAGGCGAAATGGGCGAAGGGTTATTCGGTGCTGAGGGCGGAGGGCTGAATCCTGCGTCCTCGCCCGCTAAGGCCCTGACGGAAGAGAATAAGGCCGGTAAGGTAAACGGCCAGCCGGGTGAGGCGGATGAGCCACAGGGTCACCAGGCTCCACCAAATGGGTCTGTGGAGGAGGGTTCGGAAGGCACTTCAAAGGCGAAGGATGCCGGGTCTAAGTATGCGACAACTCGCGCTGAGCTTGTTTGGTTGGACGCCTGTGACAATGAGGCTTTAACACTGCCAAAAGCACTGCGGGGTACGGAACAAGGCGAGATCGAACTTCATAAACGTGTAGTTAGAAACCTCAGCTTTTATGCAGAGCAGGCTCACGTTGACCCAGCTAAATGTATGGCGTATGCACGGTCTAGAGGCTTCGCACAAGATGCCGACCTCCGCAAGGGCGTCACCAAGTGCCAATGGTGTGCCGCTGACTTGGATGGCGATGACGTGAACGGCTCGGTAGTCTGCCCGTCTTGTTCTGATGCTTATAGACGCGGAAGGGCGAACGACGTCAAACCATGGAGTGCGGCTAAACTGGCAACAGTAGAGGCGCTGCGTAGCGCTGGCTTCCGAATAACAAGTGATTCAAACTATGCCTACATTGTTTGGTTTGGGACAGAGGCGCCTGGCGCGCGCAAACCTGACCTGGACTTGCGAGCGACAGTGAGCGGCAACGGACAGTATGAAATGGGTGTGTGGGTTAGGGGTGCCTATGTTACTACTGAGCGCGGGTTCAAGCCAGAGCATGTGCAGCAGCAAGTATTAAAGTATGTACAGCGTGCTCAGGGGAAGGCGCGTACGAGGGCCGAAGACACTAAGATGACGCCCGAGCTTATCTGGCTGGAAGCTTGCGATAATGAAGCGGAAACATTGCCAAAAGCACTGCGCGGTACTGACGAAGGTGTAGCACTGCTTTATAGGCGCGCATTTGATAACCTGTATATCTACGCAGACCAGTACGGTGTTGATCCGGCTAAATGTAAAGCATACGCTAGAAGTCGTGGTTTCGTTGGTGACACAGGCCAGGCCCGCGACGCCGACGGCCCCGCAGTTGAAACTAAAACTATCCACGGCCTTCCAGTGGTCATCGAGCAGAAACGCGGCCAATGGCGCACAGGGCAAGGCTGGCGAGTGCGCATGGCGTATGACTACGGCTACTTTGACGGCATTCCTGGTGCGGACGGTGATTCGCTCGACATCTGCATCGGGCCTGATCCAGCGTCTACCTGGGTTTACATCTTCGATCAGAAGCATTTGCCGCCACGGCGTGGGTTTGACGAGCACAAGTGTTTTGTCGGTTATTCATCTATGGATGACGCCATCAAGGCATTCAATGCCGGCCACGACCGCGCTTGCTCCATCTACATGGATGTGACACCAATGCAAGTTGACGATTTCAAGAAGTGGCTCAAAAAGCATGACATGAGTAAACCAGCCGGAACGGTGAAACCCTGATGCTATTCAAAATGTGTCAATGCGGTCGGTCGTTCACATACAGCTGTCCAACTTGTCATCAGAAAGTTACTGCTCCAAACGCCGCGCCTCTAGGCGATGATGGCCGTTACGTTCCGGTCAGATCTAATCCGCTGAACCTGCTGCTGTGGCGTGAAGAGCGGGAACTTGAGCATCAACATGTACCAGATACGGCTAGTGGAGTAATGGCGTAGGAGGCTGTAAGTGCGGAAGCTCACACAATCGAGAACAGGCGGCACGGGAACATGCTTCCGCACTTCACTAGCTTCCATCCTCAATCTCCAAGAATCTGATGTACCAGACTTCCTAGACGCCAACGAGGACCCATATGTTAACACGTTCCTTGCCAAGCACGGCCTCCGTTATGAAGAGCTTCCGTATGATGCCGAGCAACCACCAGTCGGAGAGCACCTTATTCTAGGAATCTCGCCGCGCGGTGGAATGCACGCTGTAGTGGGAGTTGACGGCGTAGTAAAAATGGACCCTCATCCTATGGACGGGACTGGACGCGGCTTGGTTAAACCTTTGAAGTATGGGGTGCTGACTAGGGTGAAGGGTGAGGCGAAAGATGTGCTCTCTGGCAAGCGCCTTAACTCCGCTGCTGAACTTCTGCGAGCTAAACATGATGACATCTATAACAACCCCGCGCGCTTTGATCAAAATAAGGCGGCGAGTTATCGTGCCACCCATCAAGCTGTCGTTGATTTGGTAAGGCAAGCCGAGGCACTTCTCAGCAATGCCAAACTGGATGATGACCCTGTTTACTGGCAGAAGAAACTCCAGACTGCAAAAGACGCTTTGAAGCAGGCCGAGCAATTCGCTAAGTCAAATGATTTTGGCCGCGCAATAGCATATCAAGACTGCGCCTTTAGTATAGCACACTCGGTGATTGATAAAATGAGAAAATCTGGAACTTCGCGCGGGAGCGACGCTTCGCCTGAAAATCAAGCGCGTCTCGCCTGGATACTGAATAAAGACCCGAAGAAAGAATCTGAACTACGTGAAGCATACCACAAAGCCGTGAGACGCGGTGAGCTAGCCAGGAGCTTAAAGCCTGGTGCACGTGACTCAGCTACTAGGACACAAGACAGGCTTTCTACAAGACAGCTTGACAAGTATTCTATGCAATCACTACTCGATACTCTGGGCATTGACATCAAAGCGTTTATTGACCGCCCACCGCAGCAGCGCGATGTGCTGCTCGAAACTGCATTCAATGAACTGGAACGGCTCGGTAAGTTGAGCAAGAAGGGTGGTAGCGTAGTGACGAGAGCGAAGGACGCTGTGGCAGATGCGTTACAAACTTACGTTTATAAGTTGAAGCAGCGAGGTATTCCTGAGCCAGACGCCATACGGTTAGCAAACCAACTTTTTAAGGGCGTGAAGGAAAGTCTTGGTGAGCCTAAGAAGGCCACTGATTCCCGCAGAGCGAAGGATTACTCAGATAGAGCGCAGAAGTTTCTGCGTGAAGCGCGCGAGCATTGGCAGATGCATTCATATGGCGATTGTATTGATGATTGTCAAGATGCAATTGCGGCGGGTGCTGATGGTGAAGATTTACGCGAGGCAAAGCAGTACCTTGAAGCCTGCAAGCGTAAAGGTGCCGTTAAAGCCACCGACTCCGGTATCATAACGAATCCTACAGGGTACAGGCCGTGCGTTGGCGATAAAGTCGGTGGCGTCACTATTGAGAGCATCGGCAGCGATACAGCCACGCTTTCAAATGGGACGCGCATAGCTTTGAAGTTCTTGGTAAGCACGCGCAGAACAGGTGAGTGGAAGATTGGTAATACACGCGGATATGATGCCACCGACTCCCGCCGCACGCGGCTCCACAGGGCTTTGGATGCGGTGATGGACTCGGCGCGTGGGAGAGCGAAGGATGCCGTGAGTTTATGCAAGGTCTGCCGCCAGTACATACCAAATGTACGGGGTGTTCTTTCGCGGCACTACCTGAATGGCAAGGTGTGCAGTGGTTCAGGCGCTGAAGCACCAGAGTATGAGTAAACCAGTCACTAAGTAGCAAGGAGAAACATGGCACTCAATTTCATCACCATCGACGCCTCCATCGGCACAAGCGTAGGCAGTACCACCGCGGCCGTCCTACTGCCTGGCACCACGGTCTCCACCGATACTGCCCTGCTTATCCAGAACGTGGGCAACCTGCCGGTGTACTTCAACCTGGGCACAAGCAGCGCAGTAACTGTGGTGAATCCCAACGGCACCGTGGTTATGCCGGGACAGGCACTGGTGGTAGACATTCACACTGGCAGTTTCACCTATATCGCAATGATGACAGGCGTCCCAGGATGCACATCCACCGTCAGCCTCACTACTGGCACTGCGCACTAAGTGCTATGAAGGTAAAGACTAGCACTAAGAAGCACCCAACACTTCCACCTGTGATAGGCGGCGTTAGGGTTCCGCCGAAGCCGGACCTTACCTGGTATGAAAGGAACATGCACTGATGCATTACAAGAATGGTAGAGAAGCAAAGAATGGCGACAAGGTTATTTTGCTGCCGAGTTATGGTGCGCCGGTTGTCGGCGTTTTGTACGATGCCACAGCCGGTAATGATTTTTGCAATGGTCGTATCGCGGCCACATCGCCCAGCGATCCTTGCCCTAATCTGAAAGAGTGCTTGCATATCGATGATGTGACAGCTTCACTTGCCAACTACGGCGCGCGCGACATAACTCTGCCACCGCCCACCATCGAAGAGCTGCAGAAAATTCTTGACAGTGCAGAGTAATTCACTTCGTTAAAAGGGAGCACGAAATGATCCGAGGAAAGTTCGTTGTCGACCACGTTACTCATTATGCGTCAGGCAGTCCATACGTCAACGTGACTCTTGAAGCGCGTTACGATTCTAAGCTGCCAGAGGATCAGCGTTTCGCCGAGGCCACGCCTAACGGCAAGATCGAAATGACTGTAACAGTGCCCGCGGTAATTGAGGCCTTCAAACCTGGCAAGGTGTTCTATGTGGAT